TCTTGGTACTGTAGAGGGTGGTAGCAGAATCTTCCAATGGGGCTGGAATCCTGTCGGCGGATCAAGCAGTTTTGATGCAGTTTTGACGCCAAATAACTTGGCTTTATTGGTGCAAATTGGTACAGTTACGATAGCAACAACTTAGGAGTTGAACATGGCAAAAATGGAATCTAAAAAATCTGATATGGCTCAAGACAAAGCCCTTATTAAAAAGGCTTTCAAGCAGCATGACAAACAAGAGCATCCCGGAATGCACACTAAATTAAAACTCAAAAAAGGTGGCGTAACTACGGACATGATGAAGTCTATGGGACGTAACTTAGCCCGCGTTGCAAACCAAGGGAGCAAGTAATGGCTACATTTAGCATGAAAAAAGGCGGTAAAGAAGTTGGCCCAGCCAGCGTCTATGCCCAGCCACACAATATGTCTGGTAAAAAAATGACTCAAGCTCCTACTGAGTTTGGCACTAATCCGGGCTTTCCTCCTAATAAAAGCAGATTAGAGAACGCTGACGTTAGCCTCGGTCAGTTCAGCAAGTCTGCTGGTGATGAAGCCATCAAAACCGACGGCATAAAGATTCGCGGCACTGGTTGCGCTACTAAAGGCGTGATGTCACGCGGACCGATGGCATGACATACAGCGAGTTGATTACCAGCATACAAACGTATACCGAGAATACGTTCCCGTCTACCACTTTGGCAGATGGCACTGTTGTGTCTTCAACGACCCAGTTGAACCGCTTTATTGAGCAAGCTGAACAGCGTATATACAACTCTGTTCAGTTTCCTTCGTTGCGTAAAAATGTAACAGGCACGGTCACTTCCACAAATAAATACCTATCTTGCCCGCTAGATTTTTTAGCCTCTTATTCATTGGCTGTAATTGATGCCACGGGATCGTATACATATTTGCTGAACAAAGACGTTAACTTTATCCGTGAGGCATACCCAATTCCTACGGATACAGGTACTCCTAAGTACTATGCTTTGTTTGGTCCAACTGTTGCATCCTCAACGATTAGCACTGAGCTATCGTTTATTCTTGGCCCAACTCCAGATGCGGTCTACAGCGTAGAACTGCATTACTATTACTACCCAGAATCAATCACTACAGCTACGACTACATGGCTTGGTGACAACTTTGATACTGTGCTACTGTACGGTTCTTTGGTCGAAGCTTACACCTACATGAAGGGTGAGCAAGACATCATCACCTTATACGACACCAAGTACAAGGAAGCACTTGCCTTGGCTAAACGTCTTGGAGATGGTCTGGAGCGTAGCGATGCGTACCGCAGTGGTCAGTACCGTGAAGCGCCTTTGCCACAGAACACTGGGATTAGATAATGGCTTTTACAGGTAATTGGACATGCAATACATTTAAAACGGGGCTAATGAATGGCACGTTTAACTTTACGTCTGGCACGTTCTATATGGCCTTGTACACCAACTTAGCCACGCTAGATGCAACCACAACGGCATACACAGCCACGGGCGAAGTAACAGCTTCTGGTTACACGGCTGGCGGTCAGGCTTTGACAATCGCGCAGATTCCCACAATCGGCAACCAGACTGGCGCGGCAACATCCTACATTTCATTTACAAACGCCTCATGGACTGGTTCATTTACCGCAAGGGGCGCATTGATTTACAAAGCAGGTGACAACGGTGCTATTTGTGTGTTGGACTTTGGTAATGACAAGACATCTACCAATACATTTACCGTACAATTCCCAGCAGTAACTAACACTTCAGCCATCATAAGGATTTCGTAATGCTTGTAACTACAACGTATGGTGAGATGGACGACTCTTTGCTTGAGAAGCGGGAAGGCACGTTTGAAGATGACAACGAACTGACCACTTGGGTTGAGTACTGGAAAGGCGAAGAACTTGTCCACCGTTCCGCTCATGTGACTCTGAAAAAAGTGCCCAGTTTTGTGGGTGCAGAAACCTCCTCTTTAGGATAAAGGAACAGATATGGCAAATACTCAAAGCATGTGTACTTCTTTTTTGGGCCAGTTAATGACTGGAACCCATAACTTTGGTGTTGCTCCTATCCGCGCAGCCACAACCGCTGACACTTTTAAAGCAGCTTTGTATTTAGCCTCTGCTACGATTGATGCCTCTACTACAGCCTACTCTTCTACTAACGAGGTAACGGGAACAAACTACACTGCTGGCGGATTAACAGTAACCAATGCTACTGCGCCTACTGCCACCAACTCTTCCGTCACAGCAGGTGTTGGGTACTGGACTCCTTCGGCAAGTATTGTTTATTCTACGGTGACTTTGTCTACAGCTTTTAATGCGATGTTGATGTACAACTCAACGCAAAGTAATGCTGCGGTAGCGGTGTTTACTTTTGGTTCCCAGACAATTACGGCTGGTAACTTTACGTTGACAATGCCATCTAATACTACAACGACAGCTTTACTGCGTATTTCTACAACATAAGAGGAGGGCGGCTAGACGCCGTTTAAACCATGTTTGGTCTCTCCCCGTTTGCCTCCGCTCCGTTTGCCGCTATAGGCACGGATGTTACTGTTGCACTTACAGGCGTAGCATCGTCTGGCGCGGTAGGCACGTTAACTGCTACAGGTTCTCAGGATGAGACGGGCGACCAAGCAGCTGGTTTTGTAGGCACGGTAACCCCAAATATATCGGTAGCGCTGTCCGGTGTAGAGGCTTCTGGTGCAGTAGGCACGTTAATCCAAGGTTCCGTTTTATCTGGGGTAGAGGCAGCAAGTTCAGTAGGAACAGTAACTGCTGATATAGCAGTTGGCATCTCTGGCGTAGGGGCTTCTGGTGCGGTAGGAAGCACTCAAGCAAATATTACCGTTCAACTTAATAACAATGTTGTTACTTGGGTAAATAACAGCGGTCAAGGAATTGGCTGGACAAATAACAGCAGTCAAACAGTCAACTGGACAACGATTGGAAATACCACGGTAGCATCTGGCTCCGTTAGTTCTGTTATTAAATCCGTCAATGTTGTGCTTACTAGCGCCAATGCTTTTGGTTTAGTAAGCTCAATAGCAGCCTCATCTAGAGTTGCCATAACAGGAGCCCCCGCGAAGGGCGATATTGGTAGCGTTGTAGCCACACAAGTTTTAACTGGGAATAGAGCAACAGGCGCGGTTGGTACTGTAACAAAAAATGTCAGTGTTACCTTGTCTGGAGTGGCTGCTTCGGGCTTGACGGGAACTTTGGTTGCCGTATACTGGAAACTAATCGATGATAGCCAAACAGCAAACTGGGCGGCTATAGACAATTCAGAAACGGCTGGTTGGACAACAATTAACGACCCTCAAACAGCCGCATGGACGGCGATAAACAACGCGCAAACGTCTTCTTGGACTACAATTGATGATTCGGAGGCTGCTTCTTGGTCAATCATTGACACACAGAGTTAATTAACATGGCTACTACTTCCATAACTCCAACATACACCTTTGCCGCAGCTTCGGGCAGTCTACCGCTTTCTCAGTTGGATTCCAACTATACCCAGATAACTACGTTTTTAAACGACCCAAGTAACTACGCCAATTATTTAGTTGCTAGCGGGACGGCTAACCAATTAGTTGTGACCTTTGCCGCAGGCGTTGCCCCAACATCTTATATAACAGGATTAACTCTAATAGTCAAAATAAGTATTACAAATACTACTTCCTGTGTTATAGACGTCAATAGTCTTGGTAATAAAAACATAACAAAGCTTGGCACTACTGCTTTGGTTGCTGGAGATTTAGTAGCAAATGCAATTGTTGTACTTGTTTATGATGGAACGCGGTTTCAGTTAACTTCAGCATCCTCAGCGTCAGCAGCAGGCGGATCAAACACGCAGGTTCAATTTAATAACAGTGGTGCGTTTGGTGGTTCGACTCGTTTAATTTGGAGTACTACTGACTCAAGTTTGACTGTGTATGACGTAACTATAGGCCGTGGTGCTGGCGGACAAAGTAGCAATACGGTTGTGGGTAATAGTGCTTTGATTTCAAATACAACAGGCGCCAGCAACACAGCAATTGGGCGAAACGCTTTATACAGTAATGTCACGGGCGGCAACAACACAGCTGTTGGGACATACGCACTTTTTGCTAACACAGGCAGCAGCAACACAGCTGTTGGATTATCTGCACTTTACAAAAACACTTCGGGCGCTTACAACGCGGCCTTTGGGCAGGAAGCACTTTACAACAATCTAGTTGGCAGCTCCAACATAGCGATTGGTTGGCAAACGCTTTACACTAATACAGGGAGCAACAACACAGCGATTGGTGAAGCTGCACTTAAACTTAACAACACGGGCGGCAACAACACAGCTGTTGGATATTTCGCACTTCTCAATAACACCTCAGGCATCGCCAACACAGCAATAAACCCAATTAATTCTGCGGGCACTTATGCCCCAGTATTTGACCCAACAACTCAAAGTGACCGTTTTTGCATGGGTTCTACAGGCGTAACCAACGCCTATATTCAAGTTGCTTGGACTGTTGTTTCTGATGCCCGTGACAAAACTGATTTTGCACCAGTACCGCACGGTTTAGATTTTGTTAGCAAATTAAAACCCACGGCTTATCGCTATAAAATAAACCGTGAAACTGTTAGTGGTCATGGCCCAGTTCGCTACGGCTTTAAAGCCCAAGACGTTCTTGCTTTGGAAGGGGATGCCCCAGTCATTGTTGATGCAGAAGATTTGGAAAAACTGCGTTTTAACGACCAATCAATGATTGCTGTTTTGGTTAACGCCTTGCAAGAACTAAAGTCAATCGTTGACGCACAAGCCGCTGAGATTGCGGAACTTAAAACAAGGTAAATAATGGCTCTAGCCTTATACAACCGCGTACAACAGACAGGCACCGCTAACACGACGGTGAGTTTTACCCTGACTGGCTCTGTCACGGGCTATCAGTCTTTCGCTGTTATTGGGGATACGAATACAACTTACTACACTGCTACGGACACATCTGGTAGTTGGGAAGTCGGAGTAGGAACTTACTCCACCACAGGCCCGACACTAACCCGCACAACCATCCTGTCATCGAGCAACTCTGGCTCGGCGGTAACTTTCTCTGGCACAGTCAATGTCTGGGTAGATTACCCAGCGGAGAAGGCAGTCAGTACAGATACGCTTGCATACCCACCTGCTATTGGTGGCACAACCCCATCGACAGGAACATTTACTACTCTAACAGCACAAACAGAAAATATTACTGGTACTGGTCAAAACTTTCTTACATATTCAAATACATTTACTAATGGTGTCTGGAGTTTAACTAATGCTACTGTTGCTACAACTGGTGCTACAACAGACCCTTTAGGTGGTTCTAATGCGTTCAAACTTACTGATAACACCACCAATGGCAATCATTCAATAAATCAAACAGATTATGTTTTAGCGCAAGAATATGTAACATCTTCTATTTATGCAAAATCTGCTGAATATAGTCAGATTCAACTTGATATGTCAGATACATCTACTGGTGATGTACTTTGCACATTTAATTTAAGTACAGTATCTGCGGGAGCAGTTAGTGCTGGTGGTTCTTGGACAAACGGGACTGCTGTAATTACTTCTGTTGGCAATGGATGGTATCGTTGTTCTTTGTCTGCAAGCAAGGGCGCAGGTGGTGCAAATGTTATATCAAACTTTAAGATTGCCAGTGCTGGTTCTGTTTCATTTGCTGGAACAGGAACATCAGGAATTTATCTTTATGGCGCACAACTAGAAGCCGCAAATAGTGTTGGCGTACCAGTAATAACAACATCAAGCACAGTATTTAACGCACCCAACTTACAACTTGCTGGCAACAAAGTGCTGAATTTAGACCAGTATGGAAACTTAGCGGTAAGCCCATCATATCCATCTGGTGCGCTACAAGCACAAGCCACTACATCTACTGCTACTGGTGGTAATGCTAGGGGTGCTAATGCTGTTGATTGGCAGACTAGCCGTAATGCGGCTTCTCAAGTAGCCAATGGACAATATGCTGTTATAGGTGGTGGTTATAGAAATACATCATCTAACTTTTGTTCTGTTATTGCTGGTGGAGAATCAAACACAGTTAGTGGATATTCTGCTGTTTTATCTGGCGGTACTTCTGCCACAGTTTCTGGTACATATGCATTTGGAGGTGGTGGATATTTAAATACGACTAGCGGAAATAATTCGGCTGTTGTTTCTGGATATAGCAATACTTCTGCAGGTTTTTACAATTTTGTAGGTACTGGATATACCAATAGTGGGACTTCATCTTCAGCAGTAACTACACAATCAGGAACAATGAACGGCACAACTGCTGTTACTTTGTCTGGTAGTAATGCATCAATTAAAGTTGGTCAACTAATAACAGGTACAAGCATAAGCAATTTCCCACACACTTATGTAGCCGCCATATCAGGTACTTCCCTAACCCTTTCTCAAAACGCATCAGGTTCATCAACAAATACACTTAACTTCTACACACCTCACGGAGTAGTAGTAGGAGGAGGAAACAACCAAGCCACGGGTTCTTATTCTTTTATCGGTGGTGGTGGAGATGCTGGTACTGCGGCTAACAGGAATGTGGCTAGTGGGGATTGGTCTGTTGTTGGTGGTGGATTTAAAAACCAAGCAACTGGCCCTCAATGCGTAATAGTTGGTGGAAGTAATAACTCTGCATCACAAACAGAATCATTTGTTGGCTCTGGTACTGGAAATCAGGCAACTGGTTCACGCTCTGTTATTTCTGGTGGTTATGTAAATTTAGCAAATGGAGATTATTCTGTTGTTGTTGGTGGCACTTATGGAACTACAAGAGGCATAAATGGTTCAATTGTATTTCCAAGTGGTTATGCCCCAATTTCAACAACTTCTGGTGTATCTCAATCAAGACTTTTAATTCTTGCTAGACAAACAACAGATGCAACTGCAACAGTCCTTGCAACCGATGGGGGAACGGCAGGTACAAATAACCAATTAATCCTACCCAACAACTCTGCTTATTACTTTAAAGGCTCTATCATTGCAAACGTAACAGGTGCTGCTGACGGCGCGGCATGGAGTTTTGAAGGTGCGATTATGCGTGGTGCTAACGCTGCCTCTACGGTGCTGATCGGTACACCTATGCTAAACAGAGTGGCGGTGGCTAACGGTACTGGCGCATCTACAACATGGGTAGTAGCATTGACAGCAGATACATCTAATGGCGGTCTAGCAGTGACTGTGACTGGCGTGGCATCAACTACGATAAGGTGGGTTGCCAAGCTGGAGACAACCGAGGTAACTTTCTAATGTCTATTAAATACGATCAATACACCAACACGCTAAGTGTTTCTGACACTGTAAATGCCAATGCGTCTTTGAACCTAGTGCCACAGGGTACTGGTGGTGTGAACCTGCTGGGAACGGGACAGAACTTTGTTATTTACTCTCAGGCTATAAATGGTTCAAACTGGGCAACATTGTCAAGTGCAACATTAACAGGAAACTCAACAACTGCTCCTGATGGTACAAGTACGGCATCTACTCTTACTGCATCAGGAACGCAATCTGCCGCTAGAAGAGGTTTGAATTCTCCTTATTTTGCTATATCAGGCGAAACATTTACAGCTTCTATTTATTTTAAAGCTGGCACTGCCAACTACGGTTGGATTAGTTTAACTTTTATTGGTACTAGTTCGTATGCTTGGTTTAATTTAAGTACTGGTACGGTTGGATCTGTTAATGCTGGTGTAACTTCAACAATTACAAACGTCGGTAATGGATGGTATCGTTGTTCAGCAACAGGAGTTTCTACAAATACATATGCTTTTGTGGACTATGGTATTTCTGGAGCAGATAACACAACAACAGTTACAGCTGGAACAACAATTTACCTTTGGGGCGCTCAATTAGAAGCGGGACCAATTACAAATACATATGTTCCTACCACATCTTCTATTATCTACGGCACACCGCAGTTAACCTTATCAGGCGTAGCAGGTATCGGGCTACAGTCAGATGGCTCTCTATACGTTCAGCCAGCAGGTACTGGGGCGTTACAGGCAAATATAACTAACAGTGCTACATCTGGGGGTAATGCCCGTGGCGCAAACGCTGTTGATTTACAGACTACTAGAAATGCCGCATCAAATGTGGCATCTGGTTTGGCATCAACAATATCTGGCGGTGCGGCAAATTTGGCTACTGCTCAATATTCAAATGTTTCAGGCGGTGTTGGTAATACTGCAAGCGGTTATATTGCGGGTGTCGGTAGCGGTTACATTAATACTGCTGGTGGATATTACGCTTATATTGGGGGAGGTCAATCTAATGCTTCAAATGGTTACTATAACTTAATTGGTGGTGGTTTTACAAACTCAGGCACTTCTAGTTCTGCTGTAACTACCCAAAGCGGAACAATGAACGGCACTACTGCTGTTACATTGTCAGGCTCTAACGCTAGTATCAAAGTCGGTCAATACATCACAGGCACTTCCATCGCTGGTGACACTTATGTTGCCGCTATATCTGGAACATCCCTCACACTAAGCAAAAACGCTAGTGGCTCTTCAACCTCTACTCTTTCCTTCTACACGCCCCACGGAATAGTAGTTGGTGGTGGTAACAATCAGGCTACTGGCTCTTACTCCTTTATAGGAGGAGGTGGTGATGCTGGTACTGCTGGTAATAGGAATACCGCCTCTAATGACTATGCTGTTGTTGGTGGTGGTATTAAGAATGTAGCCTCTGGACTAGCGTCATTTATTGGTGGTGGCGGTTTTGATGGAAATATATATGGAAATACAGCAAGTGGCGTATGTTCTTCAATTGTTGGAGGAAGAACCAATATAGCGAGTAATAACTATTCGTTTGTTCATGGTGCAGTAACAAATACTGCAAGTGGTTCTTCTTCTTCAGTTTATGGTGGTAGTTATTCAACTACTAGAGGAATTGTTGGAAATACTGTAACTGCCGCTAGTGAAACACCTTTTGGAACTTATGTGGCTGGAAATTCTCAAGCCGCACTATTAGTTCTTGGAACTCAAACCACAGACGCAACTGCAACAGTATTGCGTTCAAATAGTTCTGCCGCAAGCGGAACAAACCAAGTCATTCTTCCCAACAACTCTGCTTACACTTTTACAGGAACAATGATTGCCAACGTAACGGGTGGTGGTAATACATCTAGTTGGGAATTCAGAGGCTGTATCAAGCGCGGGGCTAATGCAGCAGCTACTGCTCTAGTCGGTACACCAAGGATAGACAACATAGGCTATGACTCTGGTGCATCTACATGGGCGTTCACATTGACTGCTGATACCTCAAACGGTGGATTGGCGGTAACAGTAACTGGACAGGCATCAACTACGATACGTTGGGTAGCAACCATAAATACTTGCGAAGTGACCTACTAATATGACAATCAATTTCAACGACATTACAGATACGGCAACGCCTAGTACTGGCAACTTCTCTGTTGGTGGGAATGCTATTGTTAAGGGTAGTGGTAACAACCTTTATTTATATTCATCTTCTCTAACTAATGCTGCTTGGACTGTTGGAAACTTAACTGTAACTGGCGGTCAAACCGATCCATTTAACGGAACGACAGCGGCATTATTAACAGATACTACAACACCTAGTGTTAGCCATTCAATTAGGCAAATACCATCTAATGTGGGTTCAACATACACATTAAGTGTATACGCTAAAGCAGGAACATCTAACTATATTGGTTTGGCAAATGCTTCCACAACAGTTGGATCAATTTTTAATTTGACAACAGGTGCTGTAACGGCTAACTGGAATGGCGCACCTATATCCACAGCATCTACAAATATTGGAAATGGATGGTGGAGACTGGCTATTACTTTATCTGTTTCATCAGCGTCTGGTATAGCATTATTTATGTCAGAAGATGGCACAAGTTGGGTATTTACGGGAACGGGGCAAACTGTATACATAGCAGCTCCTCAATATGAAGTTGGTACATCTGCAAATCCTTACGTGGCTACAAGTGCAACTGCAGTTTACGGTACGCCTTCTCTTTCTTTTTCAGGCGCGGGGCAATTAGGTCTCCAATCAGACGGTTCTCTATATGTCCAGCCAGCAGGAACAGGCGCACTTCAAGCGCAGGCTACTACTTCTTCTGCTACGGGTGGTAATGCCCGTGGTACTAATGCGGTGGACTGGCAGACTGTTAGAAGTGCGGCAAACAGGGTTGCAAGTGCTACAAGTAGTTTTATTGGTGGCGGTTATTCCAATCAAGCAAATGCTGGATGGAGCAGTGTTGTCGGTGGATATGGTAATTCGGCAAACGGAATAGATGCTTTTGTTGGAGGCGGTGAAACTAATATTGCAAGTGGATTAGATTCTGCTGTGGTAAACGGTGGTTCAAATACAGCCGCAGGATATTTCAACTTTATTGGTGGCGGTTGGACAAATTCTGGCACATCTGGTTCAACGGTAACAACTCAGTCAGGCACAATGAATGCCACAACAGCAGTAACGCTGTCAGGCTCCAATGCTTCCATTAAAGTTGGTCAATTAGTTACTGGTACTTCTATTGCCAACTACACCTATGTTGCGGCGGTAAGCGGTACATCTTTAACTTTGTCCCAAGCCGCTTCAGGTTCATCTACAAACACTTTGTTTTTCTACACTCCACACGGGGCAGTAGTTGCTGGCGGTAATAACCAAGCAACAGGCTCATACAGTTTTGTAGGAGGTGGAGGGGACGCTGGTACTAGTGCTAACGGTAACGTAGCGTCTGGTGATTGGTCTGTTGTTGCGGGTGGAAGAAACAATATCGCAAGCGGATTAGCTTCTTTCATTGGTGGTGGTGGCACTACTGGTGACAACATTAATAATGGAAACACAGCGTCTGGAATTGGTGCTGTTGTAGTTGGCGGTACAGGCGCACAAGCAACGAACGCATATTCAAGTGTATTAGGCGGTCAAAGTAATAGAGCAACTGGTGGATATGATTCTGTATTAGTTGGTCAATATGCAACTACAAGAGCAATTCAAGGAAATTGTATATTTGGTTCAAACCTTGCGGGTGCGTTATCTTATACATTAGGTGCTTCACAATCTAGTTTGTTAATACTTGGAACACAAACAACTGATGCAACTGCAACAATTTTAAGAAGTAGCGGTGGTAGTGCTAGTACAAACAACCAAGTAATCCTCCCAAATAACTCAGCCTACTATTTCCGTGGAGAGATCATATCTGGGGTAACGGGTGGTGGAAATACTAAAGGCTGGTACATCGAGGGTGTAATTAAACGGGGTGCAAATGCTGCCTCTACCGCCCTTGTTGGAACGCCTACAGTAATGTCTTCATATGCTGATGTAGGTGCTGCTACATGGGCAATCACCCTGTCCGCAGATACCACAAATGGCGGGTTATCGGTTACATTTACGGGACAGGCATCTACCACAATCAGGACCGTGGCGCAAATCAGTACTACGGAAATGACGTATTAATTTTTTAACAGGAGCATATCATGGCTTTAAAAATCTCGGCAGTAAACCCAACAACTGGGGAAACCACAACCACGGCTTACGCCCGTATCACCAACTTCTTTGGTACAAAAGACCAAATCCAAGTGCAAGTGGCTATCCATGCGTCTGAAGATGCCCGCCACGGCAACATGCAGACCATCAAAGAGAACGCACACTACATTGGTGTGGAAGACCTCAAGGGTGATCTGATCCCCGCGATCTACGGTGTTCTTAAGACTTACACAGACTACGCTGGTGCAACAGACGTCTAAACTATGTCAAGTACATATTCAACCAACCTAGCCATCGAACTGATGGGCGCGGGTGACCAAGCGGGTAACTGGGGTTCAACCACAAATACCAACCTTGGCACGCTGATTGAGCAGGCTATCTCTGGCTATGTAACCCAAGCCGTCGCCACGGGAACCGACACAACCATCACCATACCCAACGGTGCGACTGGCGTT